GCTGTCGATCGAGTTTGCCGACCTGTTATCGAGCGGCTGGGAGGTCGAAGCGTTCGCTTGGGTTCCGGCTGATTGTGTCGAGGAAGAATCCCCTAACTTGGAGGGCTTGGACGATGATTTTTGATTTTGCGATTCTGTTGGCGGTTTGGATGGCCTCAGGCTATGGGCTTGCGGTCCTGTTTGGCGATTATATTTTTCCGGCGATTGCCGAAAGGGAGGATGATTAGAAATGACCAAACCTAACGACGGCGGAGGATTTGGTTTTGAGGTTGGTTCTTTTATGGAGGTAATACGATGGCGAACGTCGATACGATCTCGTCTAGCGAGATGAGATTTATACTTAGGTTGATGAAAGCAATCGAAAGAGTCAGCCTGGATTGCGAGATTTGGCCTTCAGGTGTAATTCAGATCCATTCAAATTTTCACGGCAAGAAGGTCGGTTTTATTAAGGTCGACTGTGAAGAAGCTATTTTCTGCCACTACGAGCCTGTAGAACTAGAGGAGTCACAAAATGACGCAACCTAACGACGGCGGGCCAGCTTTTCCAAGCGATCGATTCGGTGAACTGGGCATGAGCCTACGCGATTGGTTTGCCGGTCAAGCGTTGGCGGGAATTATGGCGAACGCAAAGCTAGTGATGGTCTTAGCAGAGTCGAAGCAAGACCCTGCATCTTGTGCGTTTGAGATGGCGGAGTTTATGATGGAAGAAAGGAGCAAGCGATGACTGACTACCACTCGATTAAGGCGTTGAGTAATTCGGCGTTGACGTGCCTAAAGCAATCGCCTGAGGTGTTTCGAGATCGCTACATCCTGGGCAAGCCTCAACCTGAAAGCGATGCGTTCAGGCTCGGCTCGGCTGTCCATTGCTTGGTCTTGGAGCCTTGGAAGTTCTCGGAGCGTTATGCAATGGCTCCAAGGGTCGATCGCAGGACTAAGCAAGGCAAGGCTGATTGGGAGTCATTCCAAGAGACTTTGCAGGGGCGTGAACTTTTGACGGACGACGAAAACACACTGGCGATCAGTCTCGCAAGGGCGTTTAACAAACATGCCGGACTGACGACGCTACTTGCAACTGAAGGCAAGGTGATCGAAGAGCCAATCCAGTTTGAGCTATTCGGTCATGAGTTCAAAGCGAAACCTGATTGCGTAATTCCTTCGCTCGGGACGATCATCGACGTCAAGACTTGCAAGGACGCGAATCCTGCCAAGTGGAAATGGTCGGCGGTCGATTACGGCTACCACAGGCAGGCAGCGATCTATCGAAAAGCTTGCGAGTTTAAATACAACCAGCAGTTTCGCTTTTTGTTCGCATGTGTTACAAAGACCTATCCGTTCGAGGTCGCTTTGATCGAAATTGATGAGAGATCAGTGGGTGATGGGTCGAATGAGGTAAGCGTGCTTGTCGAAGAATACGAGCGGCGTTTAGAAAACCAAGATTGGCTACCGAATCACAGCAAGGGAATCGTTTCCTTGCAATTACCAAGGGTGGAGCATTTTAGATACGAGGAAGATTGATTGTGAGTAACATTGTTGACGAACTAAAAAACCAGGGCGCGGTGGAAGTGCCACAGGCGGAGCAAACGGCGATTGCCAAAAAGCGAGAGCCAAACTTTCGAGAAAGGTCGCTTGCACTTGCATCTCAGGTGCTTGTAAGTTGGGTTGGAGAGGATCGGGCTAGAGAGGCTGCTGGTCGCGTATCGGTGGCATTGCAAGCGGCTAGGACCAGTGCCAAGGATCCAAAAGACTTCGACGAGTGCACAATCGAAAGCATTGGGCGAGTTATCGCGATCGCTTCGCTGACTGCGATCATGCCAAGTACAGGTGCTACTGCGTTGGCTTATGCGATCCCTCGAAGGCCTAGAAAGGGCGAGGCTCCGCAACTGACCTACATGCTCAGCCATCGCGGTATCAACGCTTTAGCGAATCGAGCGGGTATGCACATGGTCGCAATTCCGATCAGTTACGCCGACAAAGTGAAGGTGACGGAGACAGGCGAAGTGGTCATCGAGGATCGCGACATCGACAATCCGCCGACGAACGAAAACGAGCTTCGCGGTGTAATGCTACTTGTCAAGCAACTTGCTACCGGCAACACGATCTGCCAAGGTTGGGTGCCCAAGAAGTTGATTCTCGCAAGGCGTGAACAGTCCGATGGCTATCGCTACGCCGAAAAGAACGAATGGGCCAAAGAATCAGATCCTTGGCACAAGTGGTTTACCGAGCAGGCGATGAAAACGGCGATGCACTACGCAATTGGTCGCGGCTGGTGCGTGATCGACGATACCGAAAGCGTAAAGGCTCTTTCGGCTGACGTTGAATCCGACATCATCGACGGCGAAGTGGTTTCACAAAGGCGGATCGGTGGCTTGGTCAAGAACGATTTGCCAACGGAATAGTACGAGAGGCATGGCCCAAGCCACTCTGACAAAGCGGGCCAGGATCGATAGTTTGCGACTCGTTGAGGCTCAAGCCTCGGTAGTTGCGGCACTCGACGGGGTGCCCGATCCTTTTTTGTTTGTTTGTTTAATCGGAGGGAAAGAAATGATGATCGAAGGAATACCGGACGGTTGGGTTGCTTTAAGATTTGACCATTCAGTTTTCGGCGATAATTGGATCGACGAAATGGGGCAAATTCATTTACACGAAGCGGATCTGCATTCAAAGTACAAGCGGTTAATCATCCGCAAGATCGAGAAGCCCAAGCAGTATCGACCATTCGCGAATGCGGCGGAGTTCGAGCCTCATCGGGATCGGTGGGTGTATTCGGCAGAGCAAAGAGACGACAACCAAGAAGGGGCGGAAAGTCCTGAAGATGGGCATTCAAAAATCACGACTTATTCAAAACATGGCGTAACTATTGACGGATATGCTTTTTGCTTCGACACCGCATTTAGGTATTTTGTTTTTGACGACGACGGAACCCCATTTGGCGTGGAGGTGACACAGTGATATTAATCGCTAATTTTTGCGACAGGCACAGAGCATGCCAAGACGGTCGAAAGTGGGCATTGGACAACTGCGTGGACATGCACGACGCATGGCAGAGGCTAGAGCCAGATTGGTTGCTGTGGGTAGCCACTAGGCCCGGCGTGCTAACCGATCGAGAGCTGCGATTGTTCGCCGTCTTTTGCGCTCGGCAAGTAGAGCACCTGCTGACCGATCAGCGATCCAAAGACGCGATTGACACGGCTGAAAAGTTCGCGAAAGGAGAAGCGACTTACGAAGAGCTGGCTGCGGCTGAGGATGCGGCTTGGGCTGCGGCTAGGGTTGCGGCTTGGGATGCGGCTTGGGCTGCGGCTGAGGCTGCGGCTAGGGTTGCGGCTTGGGGTTCGGATAGGGATGCGGCTTGGGCTGCGGCTAGGGTTGCGGCTTGGGATGCGGCTTGGGATGCGGCTTGGGCTGCGGCTAGGGTTGCGGCTTGGGGTTCGGCTGCGTCTGCGGCTAGGGTTGCGGCTTGGGGTTCGGCTTGGGATGCGGCTTGGGCTGCTCAGTCGGATTGGCTGAGGGCTAACACGCAACCTAACTTTGGCGTGGAGGTGACACAGTGAAAATCAACATCAACAGACGGCAACTACTAGACCTGCTTTCGGTCGCAAGTGCGACGACGGGCAAGGACGTTTTGAGCAACGTCAAAATCTCGGCTGGTCCCGATTGCTTAGCGATCGACTCAACAGACGGTGAGATCGGCTCGGTGCTGTCCTCGGACTGCGAATGCATGGCTCCCGGGAAGTGCCTAATCAACCCCGGTCGAGTCGCTTCGATCCTTGGTCCATCGACAGCCGAGACAGTGACGATTGAGGCCAACGGTCAAGCGGTGACGGTCACGGCGGGCAAGGCGAGTTTCGAGCTTCCTGCGGTCGATCCTGGCACGTTTCCGGCGGTCAAGACAATCGAGGGCGAAGCGATCGAGATCCCGGCAGCGGCATTGCTGTCGGCGATTAGGCGGACGATCTTTGCTGTCGACCTGACTTCGACCCGATACCAGTTGGGCGGAGTATTGTTCGAGGTCGACGGCGAAACGCTTCATCTAGTCGCAACTGACGGCAGAAGGCTCTCAACCGTCGCTGTCGACGTCGCAGGCGGAAAGATTGCCGGAGGGCCGATCGTCGCACATCGTGGCTTGCAAGCGATCCTGAAGACGTTTGGAGGGGCCTCTACCGTGACGATCAAGACTGACGGTGCATCGCTGCAGGTGGCCTCAGATACCGCTACGCTGGTTTGCAGGCTGGTTGAAGGGCGATTCCCGAATTGGCGTGGAGTGGTCCCGTCGGGCAACTTCGCCCATGCGATTCCGATCCCGGCTGACAGACTCAAAGCGGCATTGTCGCAGGCTTCGGTAACGACGCTGGACGAATCGCGGGGCGTGGAGTTGGCCTTTAGGCCTCCAAAAGAAAATGAAGCAAAAGGGACGTTGAAGATCAGTTCCAAGGGGCAAGACAGGGGCAAGTCGGAGATTGAGTTTGAGGTCGATACTTCGGCGGAGATCGCGACGACGATCGACTGGCGGTTCGCGCTGGACTTCGTTAAGGAGATTCCAGGCGATGAGGTGATTGAGTTCAGGATCAACGATAAGACCAAGCCAATCGTTTTGGCCTGGGGAACTTGGACGTATGTCGTCATGCCGATGAGCAAGGAGTAGTTGATATGAGTAATCCAAAATGGGAAATCGGGCCGGTTAAGCTGATGGATGGCTCGGATGCATGGATTTTTTTCGTCCAGCCTGAGAGCAGGCATAAGCGATACATAGGAAAAGCCAAAGACAGCGACGGCGAATGGCGTGCGTTGCACTGGTGCGATTGCGGTCGAGTGCCTTACACGACCACTGGCTATGCAAAGAACCTAGCCCCACCGCCAAAGAAAACGATGCGGGTGAAAGGGTGGCTCAATGTTTACGCAAACGGAAACGCCAGTTTTTGGAAGAACAAAGATAACGCCGATTCACAAACGCATCGCTTCTCCTGCATCGAGATTGATCGCGAGGTCGAAGAAGGCGAGGGGCTATCATGACTAATCCAAAATGGGAAGTCGGGCCGGTTAAGTTGGTCAATGGGTACGACGCTTCGATCTTTTCGTTCGACGAAATACGAAAGGTTTACTTGGGATGGTACATCCTACCTGGAGGCGGGCGTTACGTTTCTGAGTGGTGGGAGGATGGGCGTCCGGCGATCGGGACTGATTTCTCCCTAGCCCCTCCGCCCAAGAAAACGGTGAGGGTGCAATTGTGGATCAATGTTTATGCGGACGGCCATCATGCTATTCACGCATCGTCGGAATCGGCTCTTGCGGGTGGGGAACACGCTAGGTTCGCTTGCATCGAATTTGATCGAGTCGTCGAAGAAGGCGAAGGGCTATGACAACCAAGACCTGCAAATACTGTTTCGAAATCTTCGAGCGGAAGCATTATGGGTGCGTTTGCTCTCAGTGCGAAAAGCCAAAACGCTCGAAGATGGCTTAGTCTGAAATCTGCCTCGTTGCCTTGGATCGAATCTCGGAGCCGGGCCGACGAGCGAAGATTGAAGATGCGTTGAGGAAATACCGATTGAGGGAAGATGCAATCGCTATTCAAGCCAAGAACTTCGACCCGATCAGCAGGCTCGAAAAAACGGCAAACGTCGACGATCTAGGCCAGGCCAAGTACGTTCGGAAGCGGGTTGGATGGCGTTGCAAGCGGTGTCTATCGCTGCAGGTCAAGCCAAGGTGTTTAAGGTGCGATTTGAAGGGAGGGGACAACGATGCCGAAAAAGCGACACAAGAAAACGATCATCGAGCGTGTTGAGATCGTTGATCGAATGGAGGTTAGAGCGGCTACGTTCGATAGGCTTCACAAAGAAGGCTACCGAGTGACGCACTCAGGACCGTGCCCGGCAGGTAGAAACGAAGAATGGCAAATGGTCGATTTGAACTGGTTCAAGGTGATAGCGGAAAGGGAGGTTGGGAAGTGACCGACACCGACATCCTCGAATACTACGGCGAGCGGCTTGGCGTGGCGATCAACTGCGGCGAGCTAGACGAACACAAGGCGATTCTGCAAGCCTATAGTGAATTGCGGAAAGTTTATACTGGGCCGGTGCCTGAGAGCATCAAGGCCGACATCAAGAAAGCGAAGGGGTTGAAATGATTGATTTCAGCAAGATAACAAAAACGCTCGATGGGTTCGATTGCCACTACTTTGGGACGCGGGAAAGTTTCGGAAGGCAGGTCCATTGCTTCGCGGTGTTCCATCCGCTATTGGGAACGGCGGAGGTCCAGTGCGATGGCGACGGCAAGCGGCTGAAATTCGAGAATGGCTTATGGGTCGAAAGCGCAGCCACTAACTACCAGATCGTCAAGCCAATGCCAACGGTCGAGGTTACGCGGTGGTTGTGCTTTAAGCATATACCGACGCATTCCGAAGATTCTGTTGTAGTGCATTGCATGATTCGAGAGCCGAGCGCCGACGCAATCGACCGAAACAAATACTTTAAGGTCGAAAGACGCGTTTGGAAGGTGGAGGTGCCAGAGTAATGTTTTCCTACCAAGCCAAACTGATCGAGGTTATTGACGGCCACACGGTGGACCTGCTGGTCGATCTCGGATTTGGAGTCCACGTCAAAGAGCGTTTCAGGCTCTACGGAATCGACGCTCCTGAGATGCCAACGGAAGCAGGCAAGATCGCCAAGGCGTACTTAGAATCGATTCTAGGGACCGCCATAGAGCTATACGTTGCGACTCGAAAGATGATCAGACGACCGCAAGAGAAGACGGATAAGTATGGTCGGTATCTTGCGGTGCTGTACGATAACTACCACGACGTTGAAGCGGATGTTGACGAGACTAAGATCAACATGATGCCAACGTCCATAAATTTACGCATGACCTACACAGGCCACGCCAAGGAGCGGTACTGGAAATAGCAGTTGACTCGCTAGGGCCTCATTGAGCCCGAAAGAGTTGGTTCGGTGCCAGAGCCGGGATTGCCTTCACTCCCAATCGGCATCAAAGCGGCGGTCTGATACGAGCCGTGACGCTAGCTCGGCCTCGAAAGGGGCCGGGCGACTTTTTAACACTTCTAGGAATCTAGGTGCAAAGATGAAAAAGCTGATTTATCACGACCGTTATTACGCAAGAGATGATGGTCATATCGAAAACGCATTGACTGGCAAAGTCTTATCTGGTGGTAAAAACAGCAGGGGCTATCTTACGGTTTCGCTTTACGATGGCTCTACACCTAAAAGGCCAAAATCGTTTCTGGTCCATCGGTTAGTTGCCGAAGCTTTTTTGGGAGAGAGCGGATTGCAGATCAATCACAAAGACGGAAACAAGACAAACAATGAGATTTCGAACCTTGAGTTTGTTACGGCAAAAGAAAACACTAGGCACTCCATCGAGGTTCTTGGAAACGATCAGTTTGGCACTAATAGCCCAGTGTGCAAGCTATCCGAGGAAGCCGTTAAAGACATCCTGTCTAGCGATCTACGAAACGCCGATCTAGGGCGAAAATACAATGTGCACCCAGCATACGTTGGGCAGATTCGCAAGGGTTTGTATAGGGCTCGCGGGTAACATTCCGTTTTTCTCGGATGACTTTTTAAGGTAGAATCATGGCGTCAGGTTGCAAGCCCGACAACAAAGAAACAACTCCCCCAGCGGTATCTTTTGGTGCGTCTACGCGCCAGGGCTTGCAACCGTATATCGCTGGGGGATTTTCCATTTGCGGGGACGCATAGCATGAGCAACGAGACTGACGGCAACAAGCGAAAGAGCCCAAGCGCAAAATCTCCGGGGTTTTGGTTTTTCACGGGCGATTGGCTCAAGGATCCTGAGTTGCGATTTTGTTCCATTTTTGCTCGCGGTTTGTTAGTCGATTTGCTTTGCTTCATGTTCGAGTCTAAAGAACGCGGATATCTGATTTGGCCGGACGGATCCCCAAGGTCAAATGAGGATATCGCCGACGCGGTTTCAGGCGGGGACCGGTCAGATAAGGTCAAGGCGATCGAGGAACTGGAAAGAAAAGGCGTTTTATCCAGGGATTCTCGCGGTGTTTTATTTTCCCGCAGGATGGCAAGGCTTGGAGAGATATCGCAAATGCGAAGCAACGCAGGCAGCAAACCCAAAACAAAACAGGAACAAACGCCAAACAAAACAGGAACAAAAGGCGAACAAAAACCGGGGGTTACGGATACGGATTCTGTTTCGGATTCAGTAAATAAAACCCCCCTTACCCCCCAAGGGGGAGGTGTTGTTGTCTCTGAGGAAAAACCGAAACAGCCTGAACAGCGCGCGGGAGATCCTCCACCGAAGCGAACCCGCAAGACTCAAGAGACGATCGGAGAATTCCAGATCCCTAAACGACTGGACACCCCTGAGGTCCGCAAGGCACTCGAAGATTTTGAGACAATGCGCATCAGGACAGGCAAGCGGATTCGAGATCGCGGGAATGTTTGCCGAGGGTGGGATAATCGATTTGTCGACGTTGCTCACTTGCTAGCCTGCATCGATATTACGATTGCCAACGAGTGGCAAGGCATCGACCCAAAGTACGTTACGGCGGGTCAGGCGTCATTCGGAAGGCCAGAGCGAAAAACGACCGAGGTCCCTGCCCACAGGAGGTTTTAACCGATGAACACTGAAGAAACCCTAAAGGACGAAGAAGCGTTGATTGGCGGGATCCTTTGCAACCCAGAGACAATCTACCAAGCGGCAGAGCACGTTGACAGCAAGTCATTCATTTCCAGCGGGTTTGGGTTGGTTTTCCAAAGCATCCAAACGATGCTTCAGTCTGGATTGCCGGTTACTAGGGCGAATGTGGCGTTGGAGCTCACTAGGGTTAAATCGGTTGATGCGATCGGAGGCGTCAAGAGGCTCATTGAACTACTCGAAGACGGTCAGCCCCATCATGTGGTTTACTACGCAGAGCAAGTTGCAAAGCACGGAAGACGTCGGAGGCTAAGAGATTTCATTGAGGACATCCGAAGTAGATCGGAGGATCCGGCATTGGACCCGTTGGAGTTAGCTTCCGAAATGGCTCAGGCTGTTGGCATCATGGGCGGCGACGACTCCAACCAGAAGCAGATCGGGCAAGTAGTGGTTGAGTTTTTGGAGCAATGCGAACAAAACAAAAAGATTGGCAAGGAATCTGTTTTATCGACTGGACTGGGACCACTGGACACCGCTCTTGATGGTGGGCTACCAGCGGGGTATATCACGATCGGAGCGAGGCCATCGATCGGTAAGTCTGCCTTTGGGTCAGAGATTTGCTATCGAGTTGCCAAGCAAAATGTGCCGACGTTGTTTGTTAGCTTGGAAATGAACTTTAGACAAATTGCCTCAAGGTTTGTTTTGAGGTCTTCGACCATGACGACAGCGGACCTGAACCGACTGACATACACGCAAGACCAGATCGATCAGGCGTTTTCTAGTGCGTTGCGTGATGCTAGCGTACCGATGGATTTCTGGCATAAACCAGGGGCAACGATCGCCAAGATTGAATCTAGGATCCGCTCCGACATCGCCAAGCGAGGTTGTCGGCTGGTTGTGATTGACTACATCCAACTTGTAAAGGCTCCAGGGTTTACCGAGCCTAGGATGCGTGTAACGCATGTCTCAAACGAGATCCAGCGGATAAGCAAAGAGTTGAATATCCCGATCGTGATGCTGGCCCAGGTTGGCAGGCAATCCGAGGGCGCGATGCCGGAACTAAACGACCTGAAAGAATCTGGAAGCATTGAAGAAGATTCCGACGTTGTTATACTTCTCCACAGGGAGAAGCGGGACAGCGAGGATCTTATCGCCAAGGTTGCAAAACAGCGAAGCGGTGAAATCTCCGAAGCTGGTTTGGCGATGCGTCGAGGTGTTGTTATGTCCCCAGCAGAGTTGGGGCAAGAGTTTCATGGTGATTTTGCGAAAGGGTCTTATTGATGGACTTTCAAAGGGAGATAGAACGCAATCGGTTTAACATGCACGCATCTGCGGCGATCGGTGGGGTTTTCGGTGAGAATCAAACCAGCCGGGAACAGATCGCTAAAGCATTTGAAATAGCAACTCAAATGATGCTTGTGGAATCGCTTGCATGGGAGTCGTACTTACTACGCAAAGCACAAGCAACGATCGACATCAAGCGAAAGGAACAGGGTTTAACCTAATGCCAAGATCAATCCTAACAACATCGCAGCCTCAAGCCTTGATCGACGAGGCCAAGCGACAAGCATCCGCCGAGGGTTTGAACCTCTCGGAGTTTGTAGGCAACGCGATCCGCAAAGCGATCGACAAGCCATCGAAGAAGATCGACAAAGAGATCCAAAAGCAGGTGCGGTATAAGCCACGGGGGGCGAAGTGACGGAAACAAAAAAGGATCTGCAGCGTTGCATCGATAGCCTTGAGAGGCGATTAGCCAAGGCGATCATCGAGCGTGACGAGGCGAGAGGCAGGGCGGCTTGGTATCGTGCCAAGTTGCTTGGATTCGTAACGACAAGGTGGATTAAGCAGGAGAGGGAAAGCGATGGCGTTTAAAGAGGGCGATGTGGTTGTCTGGGAAAAGAAGCCTGATGAGAACTGGACGGTAGTTCACCAGTTGGACAGTGAGTCGATTTATATCGTTCGGCATGAGCGTGGAGGGTTTGTGTCGATTCGCGTACCGATCAGCGAGATCAAGCCATTCAATCAATACAACATGGTCAAGCAAGCAGTACGCGAGGTCTTGCTAAGCGATGAGTTCTTGACGGCATTCGCGGCGGCTTGGGTTAAGACACCGCTGATTCACAAGTCCGAAATGAACTTGACCATTGACCCGATTACCGGGACTGAAAGCGAAGCGTACTATCTCGACAAACTGAAAAAAGGAGAGGCGAAGTAATGAGCGACGCAGTAAACAAGCCATCACATTACAACCAAGGATCTATCGAGTGCATCGAAGCGATGAAGATCGTTTTAACTCCCGAAGAATTTCGCGGATACCTTAAGGGCAACGTCTTTAAGTATCTTTGGCGTGAGAAAGACAAAAACGGCATCGAGGATATACGCAAAGGCAAGTCGTATTTTGATCGTCTTATCGATCTGGTCGATGAAAGTGAACAACAGAAATCGGCTGATCTTCAATCGCTTCCAGCCATGCCTATTGATGGTCGCAGGAACAGCGACAAGATTCCCGAAGGCTATCGCAAGCTTAAAGATTCATCGGAAGAGCCAAGGAAACTCGGCGATCTTCGCTGGAGCATTTCTCAGAAACGCTACGTCGAAATCGGCGAGGAAGAAATCGGCTATGCCAACCGCGACAACTGGTCAGCGTGCAGGAAGGTCGAACCAGTTGTTAAGCAATCCCTAACAACTGAACCTCCCGTTGGTTTGCGATTCAGGCATTGGCCTAGTGATTCGCAAGAATCTTCGACACCTGAACCCCCCGATGGTTGGAGATTCTTGGAGTTTGGCGAAGTGTTGAGGAAGGGCGATAATCGCTACAAGAACTTCGTTTATTGGGACTTAGAACGAGGCCACGTTGGCGACTTGGTTTCGGACAGCTTTAATACGGGATTCATCCGTCGCAACCGCTTTGAGGTTGGCGAGAAGGTGATTGACTGTCGAACCGGAGCGGTGTCAACTGTCCAGCACACTGATAAGCAGTACCCGATTGTTTTTCTTGAAGGTGTCACCAATGGAGTCGAATCAAAACACCTTGCCCCCTACATCGAGGCGACAGAATGATCTACATCGGCATCGACCCTGGACCCGAAGAGCATGGCGTAGTTTGGTACGATTCGGAGGCCAAGCGAGTGATCAGGGCAGAGAATCTGATTACAACCAATCTAGTCCCGCTGCTTTTTGACTTCGACGGCATCGTTGGTTGCGAGTGGATCGAGTCCTACGGCATGGCAGTTGGCAAGTCAGTCTTTGAAACGTGCCTTGAAATCGGCCGGCTAGTCGATGCCCCCAAGCAACTGAGGCTTATTCCTCGGCGGTTGGTCAAGTTGCATCTATGCGGGACCATGCGGGCCAAAGACCCGAATGTTCGCCAAGCGTTGATTGACAAGCTAGGGACCGTAGGAACCAAGAAGAGCCCAGGGCCCTTGCACGGAGTCGCGGGGCATCTGTGGTCGGCTCTGGCGATCGCGGTTTACGCTGCGGAGTGCGTCGAGAGCGATCAGGAATACAGGCCTAAAATTTCTTAAAAAAATTTCCCGAATTTCTTTCCGAGTGGACTTGCAAGGGTCGATGATTGTAATACAATCTAGGGGCAAGCGACGCACAACGCGACGCAAGACACTAACCGGAGACGATGAAAGATGAAGTTTGCAAAGAATCAAATTGTTCGAGGCGTGGCAGCAGGTCGATTTGTAGTTGTTTCGAGCAAGATTCGCGAGGCCGACAGTTGCGAAGTTGTGACAGTAAAGCAAATCAGCCCAGAGGGTTTTGTCAGTAGTTCGACGATGCGACTTCCGGCAGATTGCTTAGTCGCTGAATAGAACCCCACAACAGCCAATGCCGGGATAGGCTCCGGCAAACGGAGGAATAAAGATGGCAACAAAACAAATCCAATACGAAGAGCTACGGCATTTTGGCCCTGAGAACTTCTGCAGTATGGTTGACATGCCAAGCACGAAGCGAGTCAGCAAGACCACGACCGATCGATTCGACAGGCAGACGGAGCGAACCGTGTTCTATCGCGGGTCGAAGATTCTCGGCATGCAAACGCGGTCGGCTTGCGGCTATCGGTACTACATTCGCAAGGGCTAACATGACCAAATCCAAACGCGGCGGCAAACGCAAGGGGGCAGGGAGATGAGCAAGCAATGGAACGTAATCAGCCTAGGGGCGGGCGTGCAATCGTCAACAATGGCACTAATGGCGAGCCGTGGCGAACTGCTTGACATCCAAGTTGACTTTGCGATTTTTGCCGACACGCAGGACGAATCGAAAAAGGTCTACGATTGGCTTGATTGGCTTGAGGGTCAATTGAGATTTCCGGTCTATCGGGTAACCAAAGGGAAGTTGAGCGAGCATGTTTTGATGATGCGAACAAAGAAAAACGGTGCGGTCTACAGCAAGTCAGACGTTCCGTTTTACACGCTCGGAAAAGACGGAAGCGAGGGCATGATACCATTCAGGACATGCACCGCAGATTTTAAGATTCAACCGATACTCAAAGAGCTTCGCAATCGATGCGGAATTAAGCGAGGGCAGAAGGTGCAAACCGTCACTAGCTTAATCGGCATAAGTTACGATGAGCAGCAACGCATGAAAGATTCGCGGGATGCTTGGGTTGTCAACCGATGGCCTTTAGTCGAATTAAAAATGAGGCGGTACGATTGCCTTGAGTGGATGAGACGCAACGGATACCCAGAGCCACCTAGGTCTAGTTGTGTCTATTGCCCATTTCATCGAAACGCGGAATGGAGGCGACTGCAAACCAAAGAGCCCGAAGAATTCCAGAAGGCGGTGAAGTTCGAGAGAGACTTGCAGGTAGCGAAAGCGAAAAACGATGAATTTAAGAGCGTTCCGTTTTTGCACAATTCACGCAAACCCCTTGACCAAATTGACTTTCGGTCGGACGTTGAGCGGGGGCAAGGCTTGCTGGATTTTCAGGACGAGTGCGACGGGATGTGTGGGGTGTAGCATGAAAAAACAAGCTAAGCGAACGTACAGCGACGACGTTTTTTATGACGTTTGGCGAATCGGCGGCAACGTCGATCAGGTCAACTCGGATCGAGTCGAGGACTGTTACTACCAAGGCATTGAATCGCAGCAAGCGGCTAGGATCGAAACCGAAGCCCAAAGGAAAAACATCGAGGGTGCAGATTGCGAAACAACGGAGGGCAAATGAAATCCAAACGCGGCGGCAAACGCAAGGGGGCAGGGAGCAAGCCCAAGCCGATCGACCAAACCAAGCCGGTCCAAAAGGGCTTTCGATGCTCGCTAGAGGTCGGTGCGTTTTTGGCGGAAGTCGGAACGGGCGTGATCGAGGATCTGATCAAGGCGTCTGAGGCGTTCAAAAGATGGGGTAAGGGCAAGTGATCGCCCCAAAGCCGGTATGGTCTCCGGCGGTGGCAATCCCTTGCATTCGCTAATTTTCTTGCTAGGATGAGGCATCCTTTTTTTACGGGGTGCTTCATGAAGTTGAACGAAATTCTAAAATCCAAGCGAGTTTGGGCCGTTGTTGGCACGATCGCGGTGGTGGTCCTCAAGGACCGAACAAGCCTATCAGAGCAGCAGATTTTGGAAATCGTCGCGTTGATTTCCGCTCTTGTCGTCGGCGATTCTCTTCGCCCGATCACCCCAAAGCCTGACGAGGTGGCCAAGTGAATCTGCTTTCCTTCGAAAAAATCCAGACCGAATCCAAAAAGCATGAGCAAACCTTCGCGGATTGCTACGCTGAGGCTGACGGCAATACTCGCGTCGCCCGAAAGTTGCTTCGGCGAAAACTGGTTGCGACTTACGGACTGGATCCGGCAACGATCGCGCTGATTTTTGCCCTAATCCAGTTGGCTTTCAAGGCTTGGAAGTGGGCGAAGGATAACGGCTATCTGACGGCCTACGCTGCTAGCGAAGTGCCGATGGGTTACTTGCTATCGACTGCTTACGACGCAGGCGAACTTGACGGTGACGACGAAGAAAACTAGCCCTCGCCAACCCGATCTTTCCCACGAGATAAGGCGTCGGAGAGTTGGCAGGGCTCTGAAATGGAGTTGAGAATGAGCGATCCCAAACCGCAAGAAACAAACTACCTCCCGCTGATTTTAGTCGGCGTGGTTTTGTTTTTTGCGTTACGTCAACCAAGGGAAGGGGGTAATCCATCTGATACCGGTCGAGTAGAGACGGTTGTGAAATCGACTTTCCCCTCGATCCGGTCGGCTTATCGCGATGCGTTTCTTGAGGCGGCCAAGAAGATCGAATCGGGCGAGATCAAGAATCAAGAGCAATGGACGAAATGGATCGCTGACAACGCAGGAGCGAAGCAGCGAGAAGCCTTGGACAAGGTGTACACGGCCATTGACGAATTGAAGCTACCGGCTGACTTCGCTGGCAAGGAAAAAGAGATTGCCGAGGTCAATCGCAGGATCGGGGGGGCTTGGTAGATGGGTTGCAATGTGCCGAAAATTAAAAAAGCATGTTTGCCAACTTCGGTCCCGCCACCGCGAAAAGCGGAAGCATCCAGCAGCGACGATGCCACAAAAAAACCATCGGCTATCGATTGGTTATTTGATCCTTTTGGGATTGGCCTAGTGGTTGGATCGACGCTTTTTGAGTCGGCGAAAGTGGAGGATCATCGCGATGGATGATCAGCCCCAGGACCAACTTCTTACTGAGATTCGCAGCATTGCCTGGAACGAATCTATCTGGCACGTTTTGGCGGTATTCTCGCTGGGCATCAATGCAATTCTCGCTGCTGGCCTTGGGGTTGTTGAGTGGAAGACCGAAACCCGGCTCCGATCTTTGGAGGCTCAGTTGGCTGACTATCAGAGCGACAAGTGGAAGATTCGAGAGGCACTCGAGAACGCCAAAACCGCTTTGAATCGGACCAAGAATCAAGAAGTCCGGCAAAGCGAGATCATCGTTTACTTGGATCGAGTCTCGGATAAACTGAGGGCGAAATAATGGCGCAGAAAAATTTTTGGGCGTGGCTGAACATGGGTCGCGATGGCCAACCGATTGACGGCGAATCGGGCAGCGGTCAGCAGTATTTTGCTGCCGAGGATCGCAAGCCAAGTAAACTCTGGAATGTGGCTTACTGGGCTTTCTACGGGACAATAAGCGTGGTTTTCTTTTTGCCAATGATCTTCGCCTTGATCGTTATTGAGATCGGAGATTGGATCGATTCGGTCCTCGATTGGCTTGACGAAAAAAGGGGCTAATCGTGGAATTTACCGGCTACAATCCAGAGCTCGAGCGTCGCGACGAGATCGCTAACACAGCGACACCGATGGGCTTTCGCATGAGCGATTTCCAGGCACCTGAGGAGGTCGATCCAAGGCCATTGGTAAGGCACGATAAGCAGTTCAATATGGGCTCTTGCGGTGGCTTTGGCAACACCAACACCGGCGAATATCTTTGGGCTTTGAAAACCGGAACGGTTAGCGACGAGAGGCAGTTCAGCCAGTTGTTTTCCTACCTTGAGGCACAGCGGCTCGATGGTTTGCTCGGTCGCGATGCAGGATCGACGATTTCAAGCGGATTGAAAGTTAGCAAGGACATCGGTTACTTGCCACTTTCAGAGCTTGAGTACAAAACGCCGTACCCATCAAATGCTAGGACATTGATTACCGGTGCGATGCGGAAATCGGCGGGACGCTTTAAGATTGAGAGTCACACTTGGCTTGAGTCTTACGATGGGATGTTTCAGTACTTCGCGTCGCAATGCGGAGGCTGTTTCGCTGGAACTGCCTGGAACGATTCTTTTTACTCAAAAAACGGCACGCTGGAATCGATCAGTTTTACCCGTTCAGACGGTGGACATGCGTATGCTTTTCTGGGCTACTCCAAGCGGAAAGATTCCAAGGGTCGCAACTACATTTGGCGATTAAACAGCCACAACGATTCTTGGACTGAGATTGCCCCATCGGTCATAGATACGCTTTTCAGGCACAATTACACTTCGATTGTCGGAGTTAGTGACTTGCTGACGCCCGGCCCCCGCGTTGTCCTCTGGAAACAAGCGAGGCCACTGGGATGATTTTGGTTATCGGTCTATTTGTCTTTGCTTTGCTGGTTGCCATCGCTGCGGAGTCTGACGGCGGAGGGCCAACGATATGAGCGAAAAACACCTTCCGGCATTTCGGCGAGAGAAACAGGACAACGGAACAACTAGCGTCGGCGTTGATGGCCGGCAATACACCTCGGTAGACCGTAGGTATAAGTGCTGGATGCTTAACGGCGTCCCGGTGGACAAACCGACTGAGCAACGGCACGAAATACACCACGGGCCGAGGCTTTTGTTGATGGGTGCGATATGAACGAAAAAGGAGTTGCTATCGTGATTGGAACATGCTTGGTTTTGGTTTGGTTATTCGGTGGCACACCTGCAAAAAAGGTCGAGCCGATTCCCGTTGATGGGCTGATTGAATCGGTCGCAAGCGTTCAGCAATCCTTGACCGTTGACCATTCTTCCGACGTTGGCAAAATGGTCCCCAACTCTTCGGAAAATCCGAATAGTTCGAGCCCCTCCGATCGTCACGAAAAGGCCAAGCGAGAAATAATAATCTTCACGTCGAAGAACTGCCCGCCGTGCGATCGGTGGAAGCGATGCGAACAAGCGAAGTTTGAGGCGGACGGATGGGCGGTAGCGTACTGCGAAGACCACAACTACCCGCTAACGCCTCACTTTTTAATCGAGTCAAGCAACAAGCAAACGGAGCATCGAGGCTATTTACCTTTTGAGAGAATTGACGAGGTGGTGAAGTGAACTTGATTTTGGCACAGATTTCTCAAGAGGCGGCTTTGGGCATCGGTACGGCGATGATGACAACGATGTGCGGCGTTGTTTCGTTTCTTTTTGCTTACGTCATGAAGTTCGTTTCTGACACGAAATCGGACTTGAAGGAATGCAAAGAGGACAGGGACGTTCTTCACGAAAAGTTACACGCTCTCGCTCTCGAAGTCGGAAAGAATGCAAAGGGCCAATAATGCAAACACTCATCGACGAATTAAGGAAGCCTGAATACCAAGGCAAGACCGACCAGCAAGCAGCGGACCTGATCAACGCCAAGATGGTGACGGTCAGAGTTTTGGTTGACCTTTGGCAGATTGAAGAATACGCAAGGCGAAACGGAATTCGGCAAGCCCTTAAGCGAGCCGAAGGAAACCCAGAGCACGATTGTCAAGGCATCGCGATCGACATCTTGGCTTATATCACCTCACCCAGAACTGAAAAGCTCGACGTTGATTTGCATGAGACGCAAGCAATGTTTGGTGCTATGGTTTCTTGTGGTTTCGCGACTCAATTTCATGTCAAGGAGATGATGGACTTAGCAAACGAAACCAAGCGATGGGTCGATTTCAGTAGCGTTGGCGATCAATCCGCCGATTCGATCCGAGTCGCAAGAGAAGTAATCAGTGGGTTGAGGCAGCGTAAAGATAATTTGTTAAAGGCTGGCTCGTTGCGTTGGAACGATTACGTTCAATCTGTCGATTCCTTAACGCTCGAAGATCCCGACCCGGAGTTGTAGACGATGCCTTTAGCAGCAACGTGCCAATGGGAAGTCCGCACAGGAGGCTCAGACGACAACGGAGGAGCCTTTAATTCCGCCGCAGCGGGAACTGACTATACACTCCAAAATTCAGCGCAAAAGACCGGCACTGATTTGACGATGCACCCAACCTTAAATACCAGGGTTCAGCCAGTTCTTGCCGGTGTTGCTGCTGCTGATGTAGGCAACGTGATTCAAATTCGTGCCGGTACTGGATGGACTGTTGGGTGGTATGAAATCACGGCTCAAGATGGAACATATTGGACGTTAGATCGCAGTCCGGCTGCTGCTGGTTCAGCAAACCTTGGAACCTACAATATGGGAGGAGCCTTGTCCAGCCCAGGAAAACTGGGTGAGGCATTAGCCAACAGCAACAGCAGAGCAAGCGGCATGATCTGTTGGATCAAGTCGGGAACCTACACGATTACTAGCACGACTGCAAATGTTACGGGCGGCAGGGTTTCGTTGCCGTCTTCGATCATGCTACGAATCGAGGGTTACGACAACACAAGAGGCGATCTTGGAACGAAGCCTGTAATCTCCGCTGGCACTCAGACTTCTTTCACGATTTTCACTACTAACGGGGACTTTAACAGCAAGCAACAGTTTGTTGTGAATCTTGAATTCAATGGCAATTCACAAACGAGCGTCAGAGGTATTTCTTGTGTGGTTAATGGCTACAGGGATCGCATATGGCGATGTCGATCTAAGAATTGCAATAATGTTGGATTCTTTGGGCAGGCTGAATTTATTGAATGTATTGCAGAATCTTGCAACATTGGCTTACAACCGTCATCACACTCCAGTCTTTATGGATGCGTTGCCTTTTCTTCGACTTCCGACGGTTTTTTGTTAGGTTCAACGCAGGGACAATCCGTGGTAAATTGCTTAAGTTACAGCAACGGTGGCAAGGGCTTCAACACAACGACTGGTTTTCCACACACGTTTATCAACTGCGTTGCTCACGGCAACACTGCCGACGGATTCGATTTTCAAACCTACGGTATGCAAGTTGCAATTAACTGCCTTGCAACAAACAACGGTGGCTGGGGCTTTAACCTTTCCAACCGAGACACGTTTTTAATCAATTGTGCAGGTCGCAGCAATACGACAGGCAATGTTGATACAACAACAGTTCCGTTTATCAATCAAGGCTTTGTTACGCTCACCGCAGATCCTTACCAGAATGCTGCTGGTGCAGATTTCCGACTAAATAACAATGCCGGTGGCGGAGCAGCTTTGCGAGGATTGGGTATCGGCGTGACAGGCCAAACAGACTCGCAAGATATTGGTGCGGTTCAGACTGCTGCTGGATCTAGCGGTGGCGGCGGATTGATACTACCTAGGCCAATGAACGGGGGCTATTCAGCGTGAAGCGAAAATTCAAAGGCGGACTAACTTCGGTTTCATTGCCTGTTTTTATTGCCGATACATCGAGCACGACGGGCGGCGGATTGTCCGGTGTAACGTCGGCATCCAGCGGCTTGGTGCTGGAGTATCGACGAGCGGGCCAATCGACTTGGACAAGCGTAACGCCTCAAGCAGGAAAGACCCTGGGCAGCTACCTATCGGGCGGCATCGTCGCGGATGGGTCGCTAGCGGGTGCGTATGAAGTCGATTTTCCCGATGCTGCATTCGCTTCGGGTGCTCGCATGGTTGTTTGCCGGGTCAGAGGCGTGACAAACATGCTAGCGGTACTTATTGAGATCGAGCTTGATGCGGTGGATTACCAGGTCGACGCTTTCGGCGCAATCAAGCCAACCACAGCGGGCAGGACGCTCGATGTTTCGGCGGGAGGTGAGGCTGGAATTGACCTAGCTAACGTCGGATCACCGACCACTACGGTCAATCTTTCGGGCGTGACGATCAAGACAGCAACCGACGTCGAAACCGACACGCAAGATATTCAGAACCGATTGCCAGCGGCGTTGGTCGATGGTCGAATCGTGGCGTTGGCTCAGGCGGTCGGCGACAAGACAGGCTACACAGCAACGATCAGCGATAAGACAGGATTCAAGCTAGCCTCCGATGGCCTTGCGTTGGTGACGGCATGGACCGTTGGCATCACGGGCAATCTTACCGGCAACGTGACTGGCTCAGTCGGATCGATCAGCGGGGTGAGTTTCCCGGCCAACTTCAGCCTTCTCGGCATTGGTGGAACCGGAGCAATTCTGCTGGTAGATACAGTCGACGAATTAGCGGCAGGGGCACTTACGGCCAACGGAGCCGTCGATTCAATACCCCCTGCCGTCTGGAACGCGTCGACGACTGACACCTACGTTGACGGCTCATTCGGCGATCGATCGCTAATCAGCAAGAACAACACTCGAGAAGTAGCGGTGACAGGCAGCAATCACGTTGCAGCGGTCTTGCACGACGCCGAGCCCAATTCGATCCCTGAGGATGCGTTTGTGACTGGGGCATTGTCGGCTAGGGCATTGGCAGCGGATGCAGCGACGGAGATCGCAGCAGAGGTAGGAGCACTCCAGGTTTTGACGCGGCTAAATTCCATGATCGAAGATAATGGAGCGGGTCAATTCCGTTTCGATACGATTGCCTTGGAGATGGCTCCAGCGGGCGGTGGCGGTGGCGGGACTGACTGGACTGCTAACGAGCGTTCAGCGATCAGGGCTATCCTTGGCGTTCCTGCCAGCGGGACTACGCCGACCGATCCGACGACTGGGATTCTTGATACCATTCGAGATTCGGTAGGAGCTATTGGCATAAACGTCTACCCGGTTTCCGCATCGACCCCCGAGCGTGTAGCAGGGACTACGATCACGTACTATCGAAACGAAATTAGATCGGTATCGGTGGTCACTGATTTCACGCTGACGAGCCTTACGCTAACCTTCACGGTCGAAGACTCGGAAGGTACCGACCTACTGACGATCGCTAACGCGTCGATTAGTCGATCAGACAAGACGTTTACGGTGTCGATCGGTACGGCAGTAACAGCGACGATCAGCAACTACCGATGGGCACTCAGGGACATTACAGGCGGATCCAATAGCGTTATTGCAAGGGGCGTTCTTTCGGTGCAGGAGGCGGCTAGCAATGGCTAAGTTGTGTCGCTGCGGAAAGATTGTCAAAGACAGGTGCGATTGCAGTAGCGGTCAATCTGTCAATCGTCGCAACGTGACAAGCGAAGGGCATGGACAAGATCATCGCTTGGCATCGGAACGATACAGAGCGAATCATCCCTTATGCGAGCGGTGCGTAATGCTTTATGGTGCGATGGATGCCAAGCCATCGAAGGACATGCACCATATCCACTCGATTCGGTCAGCACCTCACTTGCGAATGAGCCCTGATAATTGGCTCGCTGTTTGTGGGCCTTGCCATGAGGATATAGAGGGTGATCCAATGCAGGGCATGGAAATCAAGCGATGGTCGGAGCGTGCGTATAGCGAAGCGTTAGAGGGCTCTAGCAGTGTGAAACCGGGGGTATCCGAAAAGCTTGGATCGACTGTCGCCGAT